GATTTATATTTTTACAAGATACGCTACGCTTAAAATCTTGTAAAAATAAAATCTCAATTCTTAATAAAATTATTAAGGCAAAATTTGAAAAAAATTAAATTGACACAGGGGATTGGACATTCCCTAGCAATATACCTTGTTGATATTAGTGCTCATATTTGAATATTTTATTTTGAATTTTTCTTAGAAACTTATGTCAGTGTAAATTTTGGCATGAATGCCTCCAGAATTACGACCCTGCATATTATAATTATTATGCCCGGTAACCCTTAAAGTACCATCATTATAAAGTGCAAATATTGAGTAAATATAAGAATATCCAGTTGACGTAATATCTATGCATTTTCTGGCTTCAGAAGCTATTTTAGAATTTATAGCCTTCTTGAAAATATTATGCACATATACAGCATGATAACCTTTGGAAAGACTGCTATAATAACCATATCCGCAACCATAAATTTGTCCCTCATTATCAAGAACAATAATGTCATGATAACTCTTATCTCCAGATAAAAGAACTTTCTTTATATTGCCTTGAAACCCTAAATCTCCTCCTGCTGGAGCTAGGAATAAAGTATTATCAACTGTATTTCCAAGCCCTAATTGACCATTGCCATTATAGCCAGTTAACAAAAGCTCTCCACTAGAATTAATGATGTAAGTTGTCGTGTATGGGCTGCCAACCATTCCTGCATCAACAATATCATTGAAATTTGAGACTTCTACCCAAACGGATTGATTAGTTTTATGTCCAAGACCTAATTGACCATGACCATTATAACCAGCCATATAAACCTTGCCACTATCAATAAACATAGCACTTCCATAAGTCACGCTTCCTGCGGTATTTACTCCACCACAAGCGGCAACATGAGTAATGTTGCTATAACCGGATATTTTTGTTGGCAATACAACGCGAGAAGTGTTGCCAACTCCAAGTTGACCATAAGCATTCCATCCAGTTACATAAAGTTCTTTATTTCCAGCTCCATCATCAGTTCTAAAATAAGCAGTTCCAGCATTGCCACAAGTCAATACAACTTGAACTACATTTTCCAGAGCTCCAATTCTAATTGGAGTATATCTATGGGTTGTACTACCATCTCCTAAAACTCCTTCGTGATTATCACCGCAGCCATAAACATGATTATCAGTAGTGATAAAAAATACTGCCGATCCATCATTATGGCCGATTTCATTGAAGGTGATGATCTCTTGAATCGCAATATTATTGCTGACAAAATATTCTATACGTTTGGCATATTTTTTAGCTACTGTATCACCATGTCCTAAGTGACCTTGAGCATTATATCCCCATGAATAAACTTTACCTTCCTCATCTAGAGCAAAGCCAGAATAAGCAGCAAGGGTTACCTGAACAAATTTAGTCGCAGGAGGATTAACTGGATCAACCGATAAGATCATTGGTTGATGCTGCTCATTACCATTAGGATCAGTATTGCCATAATTGGTTCCCCGTCCCCATACTTTAATATTACCATCTTTCATGATGACAGCCATATGCTCTCTTGCGGTTCTGCTTATGGGTAGCTTATCAACAAATTTTGAAGCTGAGTTTTGGTTTATTTGAGCAAAATCTGATTGAGAAGCCAGTGTTTTTGAGGTTAATGCTTTTGTGGCATTGGTTTTATTGTTAGCTTCTTCTTGAGTTGCTATCTGGATTAATCCTTTTGTACTTGTGTTGGCGCTTATAATTCCAAGATTTGTTTTAGCTGCATCAGTATCAGTTAAGTCAGCAAGATTTTCTGATATTTTTAATCTATTAGCTAATTCACTGTTAATATCGGCACTAAAATTAGGATCAAGGCTGATATCATTATTGATGATAAGATTTACATTAGGAGAGCTTGCAAATCCAAGAATCATTCTAATATAGAGTCTTTTGCCAGATCCACTTGGTAAGTTTGGCTTGAAAGTTTCTGGGAATTTTCCAATTGCAAATAAATTTCCATTTGCGTCAAATACCCCAACCTCTCTTACATAAAATGGCCCTACAGTTTCATCAAAAACCGCTTCAATGATTAATTGATTTGAGTTATTTTCATCAATTACTGTACTGGTTAAATTGACTCTATGAATTTCATTTTGTAGAGCAATCTCAGTTCCATCAGGATCGTAATAAACCCCATTACTGTCGCCAACTGCCATTTGGGTCAAATCAAGATCTACTGCATTAGCGCTAGCATTTGCATGATTGATTAGGCCGTTATTGGTTATGATACTGTAATATGTAGGCATTAGTTAATTTTGTTTGAATAATTATCTTCATAAGATTTCCACAAATCTTTTATGTTGATTTTTTCTATAATTACCGGATCTGTGTTTAGGGTAATTTCAGCATTAATTTGAGCCTCTATGTAATATAACTTACTGTCTCGATCTGAAATGATTTTTAAAATTTCTTTAAAATTCTCTAAAGTGAACTCTTGAGCTTTTTCTTGTACATCTTTCCAGTAATGTTTGGAATCTGAAGACTCATTCACATTTAAAATGCTCAGCATATTTTGCCTAGCCATCTGTGAAGTTGAGAACTCCAAACCTTGATAATTTATGGTTTGGAATTGATAATATTTTCTTAAAAACTCACTCTCATTATATTTTTCTATCTTGGCGTTTTTTAAATGATCAACCTTCCTATTAAGCAGCTCGTCAAATTTATTTTGATCTATAATTTCCAAATCAAAACCTTCTTCGCTAAAAGCTAATTTAATCTTTTTATCACTCTTTTCTTTAAAACAGCTTTCATCTATGAAGCCTTTATCCATATCAAAAGATCCATCTTTTTTGTAAGCTATATATCGACTCATTTTTTAACTTCGTTTGAGTGGGTAAAAGGTAAAAACAATTGATTCAAATGCGTAAGAACCAGCTCCCACGGTTGCTGGTGATAATTTATAATAAGTGTTCTTAGATATTGGATAGCAGGCAGAAACAGCTTTTGTATTGCCGTTTAAATCATCTCCCCATATGCCAATTTGGTTTGTAGGAGGATTGGCAGGCCCCATTAATAATTTTGCTGCGTTCATATAAGATCCAAATAGCTGAACAACTAGATAACCATCCTGACTTGCCTGGTAGACTGTATTATAGGATTTGGTTACATAATTAACGAAATCAACCGTAAATGGATGGGCTGATAGGTTTGTTTTTAATTTTAAGCTGGTTAAGAACTTTTCATCATCAATCCCTGAATCAACTTCTAATTGATTTGCTATTTGAGATATGCCTTTATCATTTTCAGAGGCATCTCCAGCTATTGCGGCACTTCCAAGTCCAAGATTTCCCCTTGCGGTTGCGGCGTCATTTAAATCAGCTAAATCTTGAGAGATTTTTAATCTGTCATTTAGTTCACTATTTATGCTGCTTAACTCGTTATTGAGATTAGCCTCAAAATTTGGATCAAAGTTAATATTTTCCGAGATAATTATTTCAACATTGGGAGTTGAAACAAATCCGATAATCATTCTGATATAAAGCCTTTTGCCTGATCCAGAGGCGAAGTTTGATTTAAATGTTTCTGGATATTTACCAATAGCAAATAAATCACCATCAGCATCAAATATCCCGACTTCTCTTATAAAAAATGGCCCAACTTCTTCATCAATGACACCTTCAATAATAAGCTGATTTGGGTTGTTGGCATCAAGAACCGAAGATGTTAAGGCTGTTCTATAAAGCTCATTAATCAAAGCAGTGGCACTTGAGTTTGGATCGTAAGATGATCCGCCTCCATCACCAACTGCAATATGGGTTAAATTTATTGGGTTTCCGCCAATTTGCCCAGCTTGAGCCTCTTTTATAAGGCCGTTATTTGTAACTAAGCTGTAATAATCTTGAGGCATTAAAAATTATTTATATTAGGGGATTAATTGTAGTAATTTCTTTCGATATTAAAAAAGTTCCAATTGCTGGCATAATTGTATTTTGACTGATGAGTTCATCGTCAGAGTCAAATATTACAGGATTAACTTGTACTATTTCTTTTGAAATCAAGAAAGTGCCAACATAGGGCATTGATGAGGTATTTTCTACTTCATCATCAGTTTCGTAAATAAAATGCGGTAGTGGAGTAATTTCCTTTGAGATCATTGCTGATCCTAAATTTATAATTCCCATTTCAGCTGATAAAAAAGCCTTGAGACTTTCTAGATGTGACCTGGCATTTTTTGTGCTATTAATAACTTTTTGAACTTCTGGTAAAATACCAACATCAAATCCCGGTTCCACGACATCAAAAAATACTCTAAAAAAATGAGGAGCTCCACCATAATTAAACCATTCTTCAACTGTTATATTCTCATAATTAAAGGCTTCAAGAGCAGACCTAAGCGCGCCAATTGTTCCTTTTTTCTTATGAATTTTTATGCTTGATCTAATGACATTTCTTCTAACTTCTAAAGTCCAATTATCATCCCAATCATCAACTGAAACTGCCCAAGCAAGCCATGGTAAAATATTTTCCGGTGCTAAATTTGGGTTTGTAATATATCTATTAAGAGCCTCTAAATCACTGGCTTTTAAAGAGCTGCTTTCTAGGTCTTTTAATAACTTACTGGCATTTATAGGTAGTAGAGATTTATTATTATCATTCATCGACTATGATAGAAATTGTTATATTTGTGCAGTAAGCTGCTTGTTCATCTGTTGTTTCTATATCTGCCAAAGGAGTTACTAATTCTACTTTTTTTACCCCATCAACATGCAAGGCATCGTAAATTCCAGATATCGCAATTACTCGGCCAATTTCATGACGATTGGAAATAAAATTTTGTAAAGCTTCATTTGCTTGCGCTTCAACAATGGCAGATGAAGGGCCAGAATAAACTGTAATTATCGCCTCAACTGTGTAATTTATTATTGTAGCTCCTGCGACAGTTACCTGATCAGTTAATGGTCTGATATCATCTTCATTTAGCTTGTCATTTACTGTTGTAATTAATGTGCTTGAGGCTGTGCCGTCATTAATATTTGATAAAATGGTAACTAAAACTTCACCAGGATTCGGACTTTTTACTGATACAGATTTTACTTCATTTGAAGCTGAAAGGCTGTGAAAAATATATGCGCCAATTGGGCCTGCGGTTGAAAATCCTTCCAACGCAAGCTGAGTTCTTGTCTTTAACCTGTCATCAGTTTCGTCAATTAATCTTTCTACTCCATAAAATGCTGCCAAATTATCAAGGTCAGAACCAGTAGCGTAAGCCAGCATATTTGCTTTTGCTGCTTCATTGATTCGGGAACGAAGTAATAATTCTCGATAGGAAATTACCTGCATCAAAATAATGGCAGGATCACTTTCTAGTAGAGTTGCATAATTTGGATTTCTTGCTTTAAAATCATTAATGTAATCGGTTAATAAAGTTTCATAATCTAGCTTCTCAATTACATCTGGAGCAGGTAATTTTGATAAATCTATTGCGGTAAAACTGCTCATAATTAGCCATTTGTAATTTCGATATTTTCTAAGGTTATTTTTTCACCTAACTTTAAAAAGCTACCTTCTAAATCTATGGTAATTTTACCATTTTGAATATTTTGAACCGCTACTTGATCAAGCTCAAAACGAGGCTCCCAAATAAAAAGGGACTCAACAATATCGAGGTAAATTTCTGCAATTAATTCTCCATTTACTGGATGATCAATTTTGTTAAAAAGGTTACTTCCATAATCTCGCCTCATTACCCTTGAACCAATTGGTGTGGTTAGAATGTTTGAAATTGATTGTTTCAGATGGTTAATTTCTGAAATATCTGCACCTGTATTAATATTCATGTTGCCTTCACTTTGCTTGATCCTGATATTATCGGCCACTGACCAGCTGACGAACCGGCAGTAATTTCAATTTTATCGCCAACTCTGGCGACTGGTTGACCACCAGAACCACCAAGATCAGTATTACCTTTTAGAATTATATTTGCTGCTTCAATTTCTGCATTGCCAGTCACTTTGATTGTAGTGTTGCCTTTAATATCTAGGGTTAAATTTCCCGCATTATGGTCAAAAGTTATTTTTGAACCATCTTTGTAAGTGACGCTTTGAATATTCGGCAAATTGCCAGAAGCGTTGCTTTTATAAAGAGATGGTAAAATTATGCCTTGATTAAGCTCTCCACTTGGAGATAAAATGATGACTTGCTCGTCCATTTCTGGTGGATTCCAGCTATTATTATTTCCACTATTCGAATTAACCCAAGGAAGCCAGTTGGTTTCAAGATCACCAATTTTTACTCTGGCCTTGGCTGTTTCAAAATCTATTTCAAATATCGCGCCAATTCTGATAATATTTGCTAACCTTCTGCCAAGGTCATTTAATGTGAAGCCTTGCTCTTCATCAAACATTTTGTTTTTTATCCTTCTTGGTTTCTTTTAGAACTTCTTGCAATTTACGAGCTCTGATTGCTTTGCCATTTGTCATAAGAGGGATTACTTCTTTTTCTGCCAAATCAATAATCTGGTCTTTTTTGTATTTTGTGTGATTTGAAATTATTTTTATTTTGATCATAAGTTTGCGTTAATTTCAGTTGGTAATATCCCTTCATCTAGGGGCTGTTTTACTTGCGTGCGATAAGTAACAGAATATGTCAGCCTTACTGCTCCATAAATTTTACTGCCTTCAATGGATGAATCGATCTCGGTTGATTTAAGTTTTATGATGTCCGATTTTCTCGTTTCAAACTCAAAGCCATCAAGTGCGTTTTCTATTTGGCTTGATAAATCATCTAGCTTTTGATCAAAATCATCTCCGCCTAAAATTACAGCTTCAATGGCAATTTCTAACTCTCTTTTTAAAGGGCCAAATCCATCAGCTTCATATCTTTCTTCAATGATATTCTCATCCTTAGCATAGACCAAAATTGCTGGCAGAAATTGATCAAATAAAGGCTTTGCTCTATTGCCATAAATTCTATCTGCAGCATCCGTTTTACCATTTAGCTGATTAATGATAGAATTTCTAATTATTGATCTCGGATGACTCATGAAGAACTAATTTTTTACTTCCTGGAATGTGAATTTGCACATCAATGATTTGATAATTCTTGCCATCAATTGCTATTAAATCTCCTTGATTAACTTTTGGATAATAATCAGGCAAATCAGAACTTCTGATAAAAATAGCAATAACCGATGAGGTAATGGAAGCTTCACTTGAATCAGGGCTAACTTCTTTATAATCTTCGTGAAAATCTCCATTAATCTCAAAAGGTGCAAATTCGGTTTTTGCTGGAGTTATTGTTGTAATTTGACCAAATATCCCAATTGATGGCTTATTAATAAAATCATCAAAATTAAACATTTGGCAGATTGTTTATGTCATTACCATCAGTAATTATTTGATCTTGAACCTCTTGATTTTCAGGAATATCATCAGTGCCCTTATCATCATTAGTTTTATCTTTCTGATTCTTTTTAGGGGCTTTATTATCCTTTGGATCAGGCTTTTTTGCGGGCTCTGATAAATCAGATAAATTTTTAAGCACTGATTTAGAAACATTGCCAGAAATGATGATGATTTCTTCGCCTTGCTTAAATTGCACTGGCTCAAGAACGATATAAATACCCTTCTTTTTTTGCTTTAATGATGAGGTTCTGGTCTCAAACTGGGAGCTGGTAAGTTTTAAAACTATTCCAACTCCAATTACAGCAATATGACCTGTTACTTTATAATTTTTACTCATAGCTTTTATTTATTAAGATTTAATCATTTGAGTAAGGCATGCATGCTGCCAGAAGCCATAGCCAACATTTCTCCAAGTATCAACACCATACCAATGTTTATCATGCTTAAACTCTAATTCTGAACCTTCGGCAATTGCTTTTAATTGGATGTTTTTCTCTTCTTGGCGAATGAAGGGCTTAACTGAACTGTCAGTTCTAAATATGGCAAATTTATCACCCCATCCCAATCTTGGATTTTGGCTAATTGAAATATTCACCTCATCCAAAACCTTAACCATATTAGTTGCTCCGCCAACAGTTAAGGAACCTCTGAAAAACCAATTATCTAATTTATAGATTTGAAACTGTTTAATTTTGTTATTTTTGCCAAAGTTTAGCAAAGTTATTTTATAAAATTTTGTTTGAATTTATTTGATAAAAATAG